ACCTTGGCAACTGGGCAGGTAGGTTGGCTAGATATAACAGACTCGACAGGCGCAGTTGCTTTTGTCCATAAAGGATTAGGCCGACCGGTGGCGATAGACTAATGGCGTACTTTAGAGTACAGACATCCAGTACTGGCGGGGGTATATACGCCAACTACGTGGACGCCACCGAAGGCCTAGATATAACACTTGTCGCTGAGATGGGGGTATTTAGCTCTGAAGGTTTTAGCGCATCGTTGCTGATACTAGCCCCACCTGTTGACCCAGATATCACGCTTCTTGCTGAAATGGGAGTGTTCACCTCAGAAGGGTACGGCGCAACGCTTTCATTCGACCCACCACAACCGGTTTTCAATATGTTCACCTATCCACTAGACGAAGGATCAGGCGCTATTGTGAGATGCCTTGAAGATTCGCTGTTTAACGGATCGATAGACGCAGGTGATTGGTCAGTCATACCCAACAATAGCTCCCTATGGCGCATTAACGAAGGTACAGGCGCATTGCTAGAAGATGACGCAAATACTAGGGACGCAACCATACAAAACTTTGTTGAGGGCAACTGGTTATAAACCAGGGCAGCAAAGCAGAACTAAACCAGGAGAGAAAATCATGGCAAGGCAATTAGCAAACAACGAATCATTCGAGAAAAGCCGGGGCGGCACTCAGACGTATGTGGTTAACATCACAGCGGGCAGCGCCACACTTCAAGCCTTAGCGGGCAATGACGTTAACAATGACACATGGGTAGATGTTCCTGATGGTGTTTATAACGCCTCAGGTGTTGCAACCATGTACTTGGATGGCGGGCTACAGTTTCGTTGGACACTGACGGGTGATGCAGAGGTATGGCGAGGGCGATAAGCCACTATTGACACACCTTAACGGCCTATGCATAGGGTAGTTAGTACACACCCCTAATGTGCTTTGCCCTGTTCACGCGGGGCTGTTTTATTCATTGGGGTAGGACGTGGACTTTCCACGGTTATCTGGCGAGAGCAAACGCAATGTCGGCATCTTTAGGAAACAGGCACTGGGAGAAAAGAAGCTCTCACGGGCGAAACCCAATCTTTGAAAGCCCTGTTGATTTAGAGAAGGCCTGCAATGAGTACTTCGAGTGGGTTGAGCTAACCCCGTTGAAGGAAGAAAAGATATTCCAGAACAACGGTGAGATTGTAAGAGCAGAGGTAAGCAGGAAGAGGCCCATGACTATTGGTGGCCTTTGTGTGTTCCTCGGTATAGCCAGACAAACGTGGAATAACTACTGCGCCAATGAAGATTTTTTAGCAGTCACAGGCGAAGCGGACGAAATAATGCGTGATCAGAAGTTTGGTGGAGCCGCAGCCAACATGTTCAACGCCAATATTATTGCCCGCGACTTAGGGTTGGTAGACAAGCAGGACATCAACGCGAATGTACAAGCAACAGACCAAACCGAAGACCAAATAGATGCAGCTATCGAGCGCAAACTTAGAGATCATCAAGTCATTACCGATTGAGCAGAAGCGTGAAGTACTGCGCTTGCTTGAGATGAAGGACGAAGCCCGTAAGAAGACTGCTTATCTTACTCAGTACAATGCCCTCTATGATTGGCAGTTAGCCTTCAACAAAGCCACCGCTACTCATTACGAATCATGCCTTTGTGCTGCTAACCAGATTGGTAAGACCTGGACGGGTACGGGTATGGACGCTATCCACTTGTTGGGTGAGTATCCTGATGACTGGGAAGGCCACAAGTTTGACTTCGCGCCATTCTGCTGGGGTCTTGGCTACTCGATGGAGAAGACCCGCGATCTATTGCAGACCGCTCTATTTGGCGAGTACAGCAATGCAGATGGCTGGGCAGGCGGGTTAGTTCCTAAAGACCGCATTCTAGGCCACGAGTCTGCTTCTGGTACGGCTAATGCTATGCGTACCGTCAAGGTTCGACATAAGACCGGCGACATTGCCACTATCCAATTCTGGTCCTACTCCCAAGGACAGCACGCCATCATGGGTGACGTCGTTGACTGGGTGCACATTGACGAAGAGCCCAAAGACCAAACGATTCGGCCCCAGGTATTAACGCGCACGATCAACGGTGACAAAGGGAAGGGTGGAAGAATCATATACACCTTCACGCCAGAGAATGGCCGTACTGACCTTGTGATCAAGTTCATGGACGACCCTACACCTGATCAGTTCTTTATGATGAAGGGTTGGGATGACGCCCCGCACATGACGAAGGAGAAGCGAGAGCGCTTACTTCAGCAATACCCAGAACATCAGCGGGATATGCGCACCAAGGGCATTCCAATTTTGGGCCATGGCCGCATCTATGACATTGGCGACGAGTTTATTCTGTGTGATGCGCCTGATATCCAGCCTCACTGGAACATTATCAACGGCATGGACTTTGGCTGGGATCACCCGCAGTCACACGTGCAGCTCGCGATAGACCCCGATAACGATATTGTCTATGTCACCCATTCTTGGAAGGCCTCTAAGGTCTCCGCTAATGACGCTTGGGGTGCCGTTAAGCAGTGGACAACACGAACACCTGTTGCTTGGCCTGCTGATGGCTTGATGCATGAGAAGGGGCGTGACGATACCGCTCAGCAGAAAGACCACTATCAAGAGGCTGGCTTTAACATGCTGGCCAATCATGCGTCCTGGGTGAAGGGTGGTAACTCAGTTGAGAATGGCTTGTATGAAATCCTTGATCGGTTAAGAACCCGCAAGTTGCGCGTTGTGCGTGGCCAGAATGACCTGATGGACGAGCTTAGGCAGTACCACAGGGACGAGAAAGGCAATATTGTTAAGGTTCGAGACGATCTGTTAGATGCTGTTCGCTATGCGTACATGATGCGCCGATTTGCCCAGCGTTACGGGGATATCTCCAAACCTAAAACACAGACATTCAGGCCACAGCCTATGAAGCGAATCAGGAACAACTAATGGAACTTGATGAGCTAAAGCGCCTCCACGACAAGGCCTATAACGCAGGCCAGACGACACGAGAGCGCGCGTCTAATGACATGGTGTTCTATTGGGTAACACAGTGGGATGACGGGCTACTAGAAGACGTTGATCTACTGTATCGCGGCCAGTTCGATGTATTGCGCAAAGCCGGACGACAGATACTGTCACAGCTTAAATCTAATCCCGTTCAAGTGAACTTCGATCCTGTTGATGATGAGCGTGAGGATGGGGCTGAGTTATTGGATGGCCTGTATCGTGCTGATGATCGCAAGAACTACAGCATTGAAGCCTACGACATGGCATCACAGGACAGCGTTGTGTGTGGTGTGGGTGCGTGGGAGTTGTTCACCGACTACCAGACGCGCAGAAGTGGACAGAATGACCAGATAATCAAGCGCCGGTACATTGCAGAGGCGTGCAACACGGTATTTTGGGACCCAAATGCTAGAGCCTTGGATAAGTCCGATGCTAAGTACTGCTCAGTACTCACCGCTTACAGTGAAGACGGCTACAAGGATTTAGTTGAGGAGCTAACCGGCGAGCGGCCAGAGAATATAGCTGATTCATTCAAGGCACCCGAGCAATCCTATTCTTTCCCCTGGCTCAGTGGTGACAGTAAGAAGATTTACGTGGCCAACTTCTACAAAACGGAGCAGGTCAAAGAAAACATATTGATCATGCAAGACCCTTTCGGCTCCACGATGGAGCTTAAAGAGTCGGCGCTTGATGACATCATGGATGATCTGATTGATGACGGCTATGAGATTGTCAGTGAGAAGGAAGTTAAGCTCTGGCAGGTTACTAAGTACATTGCCTCCGGTGCCGATATACTGAAAGAGGAAGTGATATCGGGTGAGTATATCCCGGTTATCCCTGTTTACGGTGAGCGCGCCATCATTGAGGGTGAGGAGCATTACGAAGGCATCACCCGCCTTGCCAAAGACCCACAAAGACTGCGTAACTTCCAGATGTCTTACCTGGCTGACATTGTTTCACGTAGCCCACGATCCAAGCCTATCTTCACGCCTGAACAGATCCAGGGCTTTGAGGATATGTATGACGTGTCCGGCTCGGAGAATAACTACCCGTACTTACTTCAGAACATGGTTAACGCTAACGGCGAGCAGCTACCTATCGGCCCCGTTGCCCAGATGCCAGACGTTCCGATACCTCAAGCCTTAACCGATAGCATCATGCTGTCTCGCGAAGCCGTGGCGGACGTTGCAGACCCTGGCCTGCCCCAAGATATCGCTGACCCTGATCTGTCTGGAAAGGCTGTTATAGCCCTCCAGAACCGTATTGATAACCAGAGCTACGTGTACCTGCATAACTTGAAGTTTGCCAAGCGTAGGGATGGCGAAGTTTACGCCTCTATCGCCGCTGAAATTTATGACGCACCAAGACAAGTTACCGTCGCAGCGCCTGATGGCACCACCAATAAAGTCGAGGTTATGCAATCAGTCATTGATAAAGAAACGGGAAACCCTGTTGTGATCAACGACCTGTCTAACGCTGAGTTTGAAGTGTTCGCCGGTGTCGGCCCGCAGTACTCAAGTCAACGTGAAGCGACGATAGCCCAGCTTACCGACATGGCTTCAGCGGTTGCCGCCTCCGATCCTCAACTACACAGAGCTTTGATTCTGAAGATTGCTACCCAGACCGATGGTGTCGAGATGGATGATATTAAGGACTACGCGAACAAGCAGTTGTTGATCGGCGGGTTTAGAGAGCCAGACGATGAGGAAGAGGAGCAAATCCTTGCCGAGTCACAGCAGAACCAGAAGCCCGATGCGGCCTCAATGCTTGCCGAAGGTGAGTTGATGAAAGGCCAGGCCGCTATGCAGCGCGAGCAGACCAATGCAGCGAAAGCACAGAATGACGCTCAGATTGACCAAGCTAACGTACAGATCGATCAGTTTAGAGCCGAGACAGACCGCAGCAAGGTTCGTGTTGATGCTCATGTGGCGGGGGCAACGGTTCGACTCAAGGAATCACAGATTAAGAGCGCGCAAATCACTGATATCACTAAGATTTCAGAGACTCGGGGGCGTGAAATAGACCGCTTCCGTGCTAGTGCTCGATGAATACCTTGGCGAAGGGTTTAAACGCAACACCCACGGCGGGACAGCCGGTTATCGTGACAACTACGAGGATTTAAAGTTGGAAGCAAAAACCCTGGAAGACCTGAAGGCGGAAAACGCAGCAGCAGAGACAAACGAAGTGATCACTACCGAGGTGGTTACGGATGATGTTGATACTGACGCGAGCAATGATGAAGTAGTGGAGACCCTGGAGGCTGCGGAGCTAACAGGCGAGGAAACTACGGAGGCAGAGCCGGAAGCATGGATGGCAGTAACCGACGAACAGGAGTCGGATGATAGTGGAACAACCTTTGATGATGGCGATATGGCTGCGGTTCGCCGCAAGTTTAAAGCCAAACTCGAAAAGGCTGATGAGACAAGCAATGCTGAGATAGCGCGTTTAACGGCTGAAAACGATGCTTTGAAGAATCGAAAGCCAGTGGCAGCAGCGGAAGGCAACCCTATGCCGAAGCTGGAAGATCACGACTTTGACGATGCAAAGCACGCGGTTGCAATGGAGCAGTGGATTGATAGTAGGATTGTCGCCAAATCAACGGCAACATCTCAAACTCAAACCCAGAACGCCCAACAGCAGCAAGCCCATGCCGCGCTATCGAAGAGTGTTGATTCCCACTATGAGCGAGCCGCTACGCTCTCTAAAGAGTCAGGCATTACGCCTGAAGTGTACCAAGCTGCCGATATGGAAGTACGCCAAGCCCTAGAGGCTGTGGCACCCAAAAACGGCGATGCGTTCACAGATCAGTTTATAGCCCGGTTGGGGGATGGTTCCGAAAAGGTGATGTATTACCTGGGACGAAACCCCGCCGCGCTAGTGCAGCTTAAGACAAAGCTGATGGCTGATCCCTCTGGATTAACCGCCTCTATGTATCTGGGCGAGTTGAAGACAAGTGTAGCGACTCCTAAAAAACAGGTTAGTAACGCCCGAAAGCCAGCAACCACTGCGAATGGTGACGCCTCTGGAACTGAGTCAGGCAATGCGAAAGCGCTGCTTAAAAAGTATCAAGCCGCAACCAAGAATCGCGATGGCCAAGCAGCTTACAATGCACGTAAGGAGGCAAAGAAGGCGGGACTAGACGTTTCCAAATGGTAAGTAAATAAGGAGTAAGCCCTAATGGCTACTACAGGAAAGATCGCGGAAGTTCTCTTTGAGAAAACGAAAGAGACTTACGAAACGCAAGATCAGTTGATTAGTATGACTGAGTACGACCAACCCGAAGACGGGAAAATGCAAAACTCTGGCAACGTTGTTTGGGTTCCTAAGCAGCAGCACGCGCCAGTTATTGACGGTTGGGATTTGACGGGTCTGGAAACAGGCATCATTGAAGAGACCTACCCCAAGCAGCTTGGCACTCCCAAGAACGATTTTGTGGAGCAGCGAGCAGACGACCTTAGAGACTTACGTTTCTGGGAACGTCGAGGCGAGCAGTCTGGCCGACGCCAAGCTTCCGAGCTTAACAAAGCCATTGCTAACGCTATTGCCCTTCAGGGTTCGAAGTTCATTCGCTCAGATAGTGCGAGCGGCTATAACTTCATCGCGACTGGGCAGGCCTTGCTTAACGAAACGCAGCAAGTCGATACTGGCCGGTGCTTCGTACTGAATGATCGGGATACTCTCAAGTATTCGTCTGATCTTGCAGCACGGCAAACCGTTCAAGGTCGCCCCGAAGCGGACGCATGGGCTAAAGGTCAGATCGGCTCAAACGTTGCAGGATTTGACGTTTACACCGGTTCTTACTTGCCTAACTTGGTGGGTGGAGCGAGTCCTGGCACTACCGTTACGGGTGATCAGTCCTTCAAGCCTGAAGCGGGAACGGCAGATGCAGCCACGGGTGTTGTAACCAACATCGATGCGCGTATAGCGACCATGGCGGTTGCTGATAGCTCCGGTTATAACGTGGGCGACAAGGTATCAGTCGCTGGTGTTGAGGCGCTTGGTCTGGATGACAAGACATCAACCGGCGTTGATATGACCTTTACGGTTGTCGCTAAACCTACCGGTACATCAATCAGTGTTTACCCTAAGCCTATCGCTTTGGATGACGTTGCATTGAGTGTGCTTGAGAAGGCCTATGCGAACGTTAGTACCACGATTCAGAACGCTGATGTTCTTGTTCGTCTTAACATCGATGCCTCGGCTAAAACCAATTTGTTTTGGGATAAGTCAGCGGTTGAAGTGTTGGGTGGAACTATCCCTGCGGAGTTGTTCGCACAGTATGACGGTATGCAGGTTATTACCGACACGCTGAGCAACGGCTTGAGCCTGTACATGGTTTATGACGGCAACATTGCCACCATGAACTTCCGTTACAGACTGTTCACCTGGTACGGCGTAACAGTTGCCGAGCCTCAGAACTGCGGTGTTGGCGTAACTTTCTAACCCCTAACGGCCTGCCCTTCGGGGTGGGCCAATTCACTTGGAGAAGAACATGGCTGTACGCACATACAAAGACGGCGTTATGGAGTTGGTAGAACCCCAATACCTTGCCGGCCAACTTGAAGCCGGATGGTCACTGACTGAAGGTGTAGAAGCTAAAGCTGACGCCCTAACGGTTGATGAGATGCGAGCACTCGCGGTAGCTAGTGATATCGAAGGCGCTGAAGATATACACCACAAGACACTCAAGAAAGCTTTGCAAGATGCAGAGTTGATCTAATGGATACCGGCGGCGCTTGCTTCAAGACTGACATCATCGCGGACTCGTACTCTCAATTGCGGGTGAGTGGCTTGACGGTTGACCCAACACCCGAGGATTTAGACTTGGCTTTGTGGCGTCTTGAGAACATGGCTGCTGAATGGCAGGGCCGCAACATCTACGCGAGCTATAACTTCCAGGACGAGCCTGATCCCAATGATGACTTTGGGGTGCCTAGAGCACACTGGCAAGCGTTCTCCTCTAACCTCGCGGTTCGGATGATTGCAGACTTCAACAAACAAGTACCTCCCTCGCTGATTGCCACGGCTAGAGGCGGCTTAAGCGCTCTCTCGGGTCGATCAGCGATGAACCGTGTGCAAGGGGTGGATTATGCAACACGCCAAGCCATAGGCTCAGGCAACACGCTCAGGTATCACCGATGGGCTAGGTTCTACCGGCGAACATTGACGGCACCCAATAGCGCGGCGACTAATGAGATAGTGGCGGGTTCTGTTGGCGATTATACCGAGCACTTCGAGTCGTACCTTGACCGTCAAGGGAATGAGGTTATCACTGCATTTGAGATAACAACCGACACTATTTTAACGCTAGTATCCTCCAGTTTTACCGATACCGATGTGCTTTACCGGGTGCGTACTGAAGAGACCGCAGGGAATACTTCCGCGCAGCTAACCATCGTGGTTACTACGAGCACAGGGCGTAAGACAACCCGCTTCGTTAACTTCAATATTGCCGCGCTACCAGGATACGTAAATGCCTAGTATGCCCGTACCGCTAGTGAAGGGCGATCAAGTTGGCGGCGTTGAGTATCGCGATGCGTTGCCGGTCAATACCCTTGTACGAATGCACAGTGTTTTCAATGTTGTGGGCTATATGGTCTCGCACCCAGGCTTAAATGAGTACGCTGATGCAACAGGCCGAGATCGTGGTGGCTTGTTCAATGAGCGCTTTCAGAAGCATTTCAGAATATCCGGCGATAAGTTTGTTCAAGTCAACTTCACTGGCGGCACACCCTTTGCGCCAACAGGTGAGGTTATTACGCTTGGGACCATTACCGGCAAGAACAGTATCCGAAACTCACAGGCCGCGCTTCCCTACAGTTTTAACACGCAGGGCATTATCACTGATCGCAAGTTTTGGCTATGGGATGGAACAAGCTTAACTGAAGTCGTTGACCCCGATCTAGGCCAGCCTATTGATGGCTGCTGGATTGATGGATATTACTTTATGACCGATGGCGAGTATCTATTTCACACCACATTGGCCGATGAATACCAGCTTGATAGCGATAGTTTCGCCACGGCAGAGTTTAGCCCTGATCCTAGCCTTGGAGTATTGAAGACCCAAGATAACCAAGTGATGGTATTAAACCGCTACACCACAGAGTATTTCCAGAACGTGGCCAACCCTACCGGCTTTGCTTTCCAGCGTATTGCGGGCAAGGCAGTGTATGCAGGGATTGTCGGGACGCACCTTAAGGCTGAGTTAGACGGCAAAGTTTTCGTACTCGGTAGCGCTAAGAAACAATCCCCAACCATGCTGATTATCGGTGTTGGCCAGGCGGTGAGCTTTAGCACCCGAGAGATCGACCTAATCATTGCTGAGTACACTGAGGAAGAATTGCGTAATGAAGGGGTAATGGAAACCCGCATTGAAGAGGATATGTCTTTAATCTATGTTCGCCTACCTAACCACACGCTGTGCTTTAACTACACAATGGCTAAGAAATCCGGCCATGAGTTGGCGTGGTCTATCGTTACCTCCGGCCTTAAAACCATCAAGCCTTGGGATGGCGTTAATGGGGTGTTTGACCCTAAGGTAAACCAGTGGATTTACGGTGATCGCAAAGAGAAGCGCTTAGGTTCACTGGTTCACGAATCAACCCCTCAATATGGCAGGCAATCAGAGAGTATTTTCTATTCGCCTTTTATCGATCTTGAAGACTTCAGTATTGACCAACTTGAAATCAGAACTATCCCCGGCCAGTCACTGGAAGAGGTGAGAGTGTTTGTCTCACTGACCTATGACGGGCGTATATGGGGTCGTGAGTGGTCCTTAACCTATGGCACTCCCGCTGACTGGAACCTACGTTTAATTGCTAGACGGCTGGGCTACGTGCGCCAGAATGTGGCTTTTAAATTTCGCGTGGTCTCATTGTTCAAAGTCGCCTTTGCTGACATGCAGATAGAATATGGGTAACTCTACATCATGGCAGTTGACGATGGAGGAGATCAGGGGTTTGCGCCCTGACTGGCCTGAAGCCTTAGTACAAGACTATTTCTCCCATAGAACTGAGTTCGACAACCTCGCCACGATCACAACCACCAGCCCCCAAGATGGCGACACTCTCCGCTATGACGGTGTTTCTGGCGAATGGGTGAACAACCAAGTTCTTAGCGTTCTTGAAAACTTCGATATTATCATTAAAGGGGATTATAAATACTATTCCCCTGTCACTCCCGGTGTGGGCCAGATACCCAATGTTTGGAACGGGCGGCTAGGTAAGACCTTCGGCATTGTGGGCGATAGTCTCACATCCCCCAAGGGTGGCATGGACGACAACATAACCTATGACACCGATGGTGGCGGGCTGATTATAAACGTCCAGATCGTGGACGGTGGAAAGGACTACGGCGGTAAGTTTGATCGAAGCTTTCTACTTTCTACCCGAGGCAGTAACAGTGCGATGGCGTGGTTTGCTGTCACAGTTCTTAATGGCGTTATTGACACCGTAGTGTTCACCCTTCAGAGCGCGGCGTTTGACCCAGGCTTATCGGATGTTCAGATAGCACTAGGGCAGGCTCCAGCGGTGAATAGCTGGGCGTATCTGTTGTGGAATGAATACGCGCTAGACGATAGCTCTGTGATCGATGCGATGGTTGCTACCAGCATTGCTAGAACCGGCACTGAATACCAGTACAACGCTGCCACCTTCCCCGCAGACGCTACAATTATTGTCGCTTTAGGCGGTAATGATGCGGGCGGCATTGAGATACCGGGAACAGGGTTAGGACCAGGCGGGCAAGTGTTCGACATCACAGAGGCTGATTTCAAGCTGGCCTTCACGAATCTACTGCAAAGCTACACCGCTGCGGGGCATAGAGTCATTGTGATGACCGCGCCCTATAACTGGATCAGCACTTTTTCCGATGATTCAACCTGGACGCAAGCCACCGACCTAATCAGGCAGTATCAATACGAAGTCTGTGCAACGCTTGGGATTACCGAGGTGTGGGACTTCCCTATGGCAAATATAGGGGACTTATTACACCCCTCACAGTCTGGCCATAACATTCTTAGGCGCGAGCTATACCCTCGACTGCTGGCGGTCTCAGCCTCCAGTGGTGGCTCGGTAGCAGCGAAAGCCTACGCCTCTTTCTACACCACAACCGGCGGCGCCACCGAGGTGGCTGCCACACCAAAAATACTTGTTGTCGCACTGACCCGTAAAAATTCTGGTGATTTCACGCTGGCAGCTAACGTGCTCACCTTCGATAAGACGGGGACTTTTGAGGTTACTTTTGATTGCTATTTCAACAATAGCGGTACGTCACGTACAGAGTATTCGAAGTATATGGAGCTTGATACGGGCGGTGGGTTTGCAGAGGTCACTGGCACTCGGTTCGTCACTTACCAACGTGGCTATGATTCGGGCATGTCGGCAAGCATGACTTTGATCGCTGATTTTACTGCTGGTGATCAGATTAGATTCCAAGTTGTCAGGACTGACGGCGGCTCCACTGTTGGCTACCAGGACGCAAACGGTACACGACTTACTATTACAGAGGTGTAGCAGACCGTAAATGCGGGCTGTTACGCAATAAGGCTACACGCCGAAAAGGAATCCGGCCATGCCGTTAGAAGAAATTGAAGGTATTAAGGTATGGGTGGCATGGGTAGTAACCGCAATGGGTTTAGTGTGGAAAGGTTCGAACATGGCATCCGAGATGCGTAGTGATATCGACGCCGCCATTCAATCCAGTGCGGAAACAAACGCCCGTATCGACAAGATAGAGAAAGGCACTCACGAGCGTTTCTTGCGCCTTACTGACAGCCTTAACACGATGAGCGCTGATCTTAAGTGTTCAGACAGGGCCGCAGTTAAGCGCGGTGATGAGATTCTAAACCAACTCAATCAGTTACTGTTGCGTGAAAAATGACAACTAAAATAGACATCGTTAAAAGTGCCAGCCATATCACAACATTGATAACCCTCATCATTGCACTGGGGACCACAATATTCGCTGTCAATAAGTACTTTCAGAAGCGGGACGATTCCTTAGTTCAAGGGCTTGAGATCCGCGCGGAGATACTAGACCGAGACATAAAAAAAGACGCAGAGATTCGGCACTACTACAAAAGCAAGAGCCTTATTGGCGAGTTAGATAAAGCCGAAAAAAACCGCCTTGAATATCTTGACGAGCAATTAGATCAGAAGTATGACGAGCAGCGCGCTAACTTCCAGCGCTTGCGCGACTTAAAGCAGGGGAAATGATCATGAGCACTAGATTAGCAGCATTGATTTTAATATCTATGGTTTGGGCGCTAATGAGCGGTTGCGCTGGCACTGCTGAGTACTCGGCAAAACCCATCAGTGTTGGTGAGAACATAGTGTGCTGTGAGGTATCAATTTTCAACACCAAGGACATTGACGGGTTGAGTATTACCCTTACGAAAGAAGGCGACGACTATGATTTGTCGGTTGTACAGACTGGTGTTAGCGCCTCTAACCCTGCCAAGATTCAAGCAGAAACTATTAAGTCTCTCGTTGATCGCGTAATCCCGGTAGTGCAGTAGATATTCAATGAGAGTTCTCAAGTACAGAAGTGGCTATAAGTACCAGTGTGCTGAAGACTTCCATTTCCAGACCGAAGTGCGTGGTTTCAACGTTAACACCCCCTTCCTAAAGCTCTCCAAGGAGGGCTTATTAACTATTATCTCGGGTTATGCGTGTGATGGGCCTAGCGGCCCCACGGTTGATACTCCGGTGTTTATCTATGGCGCATTTGTCCATGACGCTCTATACCAACTAATCAGAGAGAATATGATTCCGTTTCTTGACTGGCGGAAGTGTGATTATGAGCTAAAGAGGGCTGTAGAGTACAAGCTAGAAGAGATTAGCGACTACACGACATGGTTTAGGAAGGTAAAGTCTCAATCACATGAAAAGCTATGGCAGGCCAGGCTAGCGTATATTATGTACGCACTGGATAAGGCGGGTGGATCTGCGGCTAAGCCCAAGAATGTTAAAAAGGTGTTTGAAATCTAATGAAATACTTTACCCCCGAAGAGTTCGCGTGCCCTCACTGTGGCAAAAACCATGCCAAGCAGGAGTTAATGGACAAGATGGATCACGCAAGAGAGCTTGCAGGGTTCCCTTTTGTGCTAACTAGGGCTTACGTTTGCCATGAATACAATGCCCTTATGGGGCACTCTGAGACATCCAGTCACCCAAAGGGGTTAGCCGGGGATGTAGCCGTGTCATCCAGTGAGCAGCGCTACAGGGCTATTGAGGCACTAATACAGGCAGGCTTTAGGCGAATCGGGGTAAGGGGTGACTTTATTCACGCTGATATTGACGAGGATAAACCTCAAAACTTGATGTGGATGTATGACTAGCTGGAAAGTGTTATGCCTTTACAACCCTGTAGAGTGGGCATAGGGTCAACGTATATGCCTGATATTTATACTATATGAATAGCGAGTATTTCAGCCTTGAAGAAGTCCCGCACAGTGAAGCAGAAATCTACTCTTTGCCACTTACGCAGAGCTATCGCGCTTACCGGTGGAGTGATGGGATATCTGAGGTTTTCTTTAGTGCCACACAACAAGGCGAGGCGCTTTCTATCCATATTGCAGCAGGTAAAAACGGGAAGTTCGGCTTACGCAAAGCGGTTAATGATTTCTGCCAAACGATGTTTGATGCGTTTGAGTGGTGCTCGGTGATTCTCGGCGTAGTTGGGCCTCAGTCCGTAGTGAATTTAAGCAAGAAATGCGGCTTTGCTGTGATATCTGAATTTGATGATGAGACAGCCGGGCATGTCACAGTTGTAGCGAGGGAAAGAGAATGTCTTTTGTAAAAGATGCTATTAGCAGTGTGTTCGGTGGTAGTGATTCGGCCAAGGCGGCAGAGCGAGGATCTAAAGTCTCCACTGATGCTCAACGTGAATCGCTTGAGTACCTAAAAGAGCGCGAGGCACTTCCTCAGCAATTTAGAGAGGGGGCATTAACGGGTCTTGCAGGCGTTGCTGGCCTTGAAGGCGGTGAAGGCAGCCAGCAAGATATGATCGATAGGGCTGAAGGCTCACCCCTCTACAGCGCTATTACAGGCACCAGAGAGGCGGGCGAGCAAGCCATTCTCCGCAATGCTTCGGCTACCGGCGGGCTTCGGTCTGGCAATAGTAACAACGCACTCTATGACATGAACCAGCGCCTTGATGAGCGGGCTTTGCTTGAGTCGTACAATCAGCAGCTTGGCGGCCTTCAGGGTCTTGCTAACCTTCCCTCAAATGCCAATCAGATCGCCGGGGCTATCTCGGGTATTGGCCAGACTCAAGCGCAAGGTATTACCGCCGCTGGCCAGTCTTATCAGGATGCGTTAGGCATGGGGATTAGCACAGCGGCAACCGCAGCGGCTGCATTCTCCGACCGAAGATTAAAAACCAATATTGTGCAGATAGGCGTCAAGAGCGGACTGCCGCTGTATACATGGGATTGGAATAAAGAGGCGGGGTTCCTAGACCTTCACGGTAGTGGTGAGGGCCATATAGCGGATGAAGTGGCAAAGGTTAGGCCTGAAGCTGTCGGCGAGCGTGACGGCTACCAGACGGTGAATTACGCAATGCTGGAGGCAGCATCATGAACAACCCTTTTTACGTCCAGCCTTTGGGTGGTCAAGACCCCGCCCAGGGTTATATGCGCGGGCTGGAAATCAAAGAGTTCCGAAAGGAATCTGACCGGCGCGACAAGTACGAGGCTCAAGATGATGCGGCCGCAGAAGGTCAGGCCGCTGCCCAGCAAGAGCTAGCTAGGCTGGTTGACGCGGACGACCCGGTGGCGCTGAGAAAGTTTATCTCTTTGAACCCTGAAATATCACAAGGCGTATCCGATAGCCTTGAATGGCAGAGCACAGAAAGCCAAGCTTTAATGCAGGGCACATGGGCTGCTATGTATAAAAACCCTGAAGCCGCCGAGCAGATAGCTAATTCAACCATCGAAAGAGGCCGATCAATGGGCTTGCGCATGGATGAGAGTATGGCGGATCTCGAAGAGGTGCGATCAGGCAATCTAACGCCAGAGCAAATCAAGGGCAAGGCAGGTACTGCACTTCAGTTCACGGGCGAAAAAGGCCTTGAGCTTTACGACAAAATGACCGTAGAGGATAAACCACAGTCCTCGCTTGGGAAGTTAATAGCGGATCGCGAGAAGATCGCCGCGATCAACCCCGATAGTAAGATGCTGAAGGCCTATGATGCAAAGATTGCAGATGAGTCAGGGCTTGGGGCCACCGACTCGACGCAGATTAACCCGGCGCTATTGCAGGGGCTTGACGGTGATTTTCAAAACAAAGCGGCGGCAGCTTATAGTGCCGCTGGCGGTGGCGCGGATGGCATGAAGGCCTACGAGTCCGCATTGAAATCAGGGCAGGAAACCAATGCTAAAGCAGCGGTGCCCCAAACCATTCAAACCCTCTACCCCAACGCTACGCCCCAAGAATTTCAAGAGCTGCAAGCGGTAGCGGCGGCAGGCAAGACCGCAGAGGCTGGAATTAAAGCTGCCGGTGCACTGCGAGAGAAACAGCGCACGAACATGAAGGGCTACCAGAACGCGCAGGAAGCCGCCGGATTACTACAGAATATCCTTGATAACCCTGCATTGGATGACGTTGTTGGTTCGGCAGAGGGTGATCCTGATAGCTGGTTCAGCTCTACACGCTGGGATGATAACGAGGCAGACGCTGTTGCAATGATTGAGCGTGTCGGGGATATGCTGACCGTTGAGAATATGGATATGATGAGTGGAATCCTGTCTGAGTCTGATATCGCTATCCTGAAAAACGTGGGTGCTGGTGGATTAAACCGCAAGCAGGGCGAGAAGCAATTCAAGGCGCAAACCCAGAAGATCCTAGACAAACTATTGGCGGTATCGCGGCCGGGCGGTGCGCAGCCAAGTGGTGCACCACAGGCCCAGACGCCACAAGCCCAGCAAATGCAGACTCCAAGCGGTGTAACTTTTACTGTTCGCAAGAAGCCTTGAGGTATCCATGTTAGAAGTAGAAACACCTGCCGGTATAATCGAGCTTCCTGATGGAACCTCGCAAGAGGATATTATCGCGGCTGTTGATATGGTTATGGGGCAGGTGAGCAACGAGCAACCCGCCGCAAATGGAATGGTTGCCCTTCCTGATCAAGCCTTTCAGCTTCCCGGTAGATCAGCCGCCGAATCTCCAATATCAGCGCCGATGGACCCAAGCGCTCCAGCGTTTGACGCGCCTACCCAACCTAACCCCTCACTTGCTGAGAATGTAGTGGGGGCTTTAGATGCAGGGGCTTCCATTGCGTCCAGTGCGGTAGGTGAGGTTGCCGGTGGTCTTGCTGGGATAGGATCTGCGGTTTACGGGCAAGGCGAGCCAGGATCAGGCGCTAGAGCCGTTGATGATATATCCGACCTATTAACATGGGAGCCAAAAACAGAAGTGGGCGCTCAGATCATAGAGTCTATCGGCGGGTTTCTTGAGCCAGTGACAGATGCGCTTGATAAATTCCAGACGGGTTTGGGTGATGTAGGGTATAAGGTTGGAGGCCCTCCGGTGGCTGCGGCTGCGGAGACAATACCTGCCATTATGGGGATGGCCTTCGGTGGTATGTTCGCAAGGATGGTGGCCAAGGGTAGCCGAACAATTCCCCCGCGCGCCAAAGAGACCATTATCGAGGCAATTGAGGCTGATACTCCCCAGCAAGCTGCCGTTATCATTGAGCGTGGAAAATGGGGCCCGCAGCCTCCTCCTGAAGCACAACTGCCACCACAGGACGTTCGGTTACCTGATCCAGATATGCCCACTAGATCGAGTCGTGAGCCTGTCTCTGGCGGTCCTGTCCCCGCTCCAGATGTTAAGGCCGATCTGGCCACCGGTGTTCCATCGAATGAGACTGCCGCGAAAAAAATACTCAATCCTGACGCTCCGTACAAAGAGCAGATCGTTGGTAAAGATCGCGCAGGAAAAGCTGTGGTGTCCCAAGGTATTAAGCCCGGCACTGTTGCTAGCATGAAGGCGGCAAACGAACCCACAAAGCAAGCAATGCGCAGGTCGCTCGATGAGCTAGAGAAGGGCATGGGCAATGATACTTATGCAGCCCGTCATCGGCCCGCTGATGTTGCGGGCGATATTGTTTTAGATGATGTAAAGATTCTGAATAGAAAGATGAAGGAAGCCGCTAGCCAGCTACGCCCAGCCGCTAAAGCCTTGCGTGACGCAAAAGTGGACGTTACGCCAGCAGTGCGTAATTTCATGGAGGAAATAGAGGAGCTTGGCGCAACAATTGATCCCAAGACACACAAACTACGCTTCACGCCTAATGGCCCTATAGATGACTTGCCTAGAGTTCAGAAGCGGCTTAAATGGGTCTATAACAAGCTTCACAAGCTTCATCTGTCCGGCGCTAACCCTTTGGACCTGCACACGTTTAAACAGCAGATCGACAACACGACAAGCTATGGAAGGACAACAGGTAAAGGCCATTTAGCCAATGTTGAGCGGATTATTAAAGGGCTTCGGCATGATATCAACAAGACGCTAGGTGATGCCTCGCCTGAATATAAGCGCGTCAACACGCAGTATTTTGAAACCCGGCAGGCCCTGGATACGCTGCAAGAGGCAATTGGGAAAAAGATTAACCTCAAGGGGCCTAATGCAGACGAGGCGCTTGGAACGACCTTGCGTAGGGTTCTGAGTAACGCCCAGTCACGTATTCCCATTAGGGACGCTGTAGATCTAGTTGATGCAACCGCAAAGAAATACGATGGCCCCGGCCCTGGACAGCCAGCCCGTATAGGTGTTGCGCCAGAGAAGCCCAACTTAGATACAGTGCTTATGTTTGTTAATACGCTGGAGGAGCAATTTGGATCATCCGCGCCCACTAGTTTCATGCATGAAATTGTCAAGGCAACTGGGCAGGCGGCGCGGAGTAAGGTTGACCCTGTTGGCGCGAGTCTTGACCTTGCCGATATGGCCTATAGAAAGATAACGCAAAAGACTGATGCTAAAGCACTTCAATCACTACGGGATCTAATAAGTACCCCCGAGTAAGGCCAAAACTAAACCAAAATCATAGAGAACTATCATGGCTGCATATAACGTATCACTTCCCTACCAGTACTTCCCTGACCCCCTTCGAGGCAGACCCATATTCAACGGGTTTATTTATGTCGGCGTGGCAGATCAAGACCCCGAAATTAACCCTATTCAAGTCGTTGTTATCGATGAGCATGGGACAGAAACACCCATAGCCCAGCCTGTTAGAACCGGTGCCGGTGGTATCGTCGAATACAATGGCTCTCCTGCCTATATCGGCGTGGATGATAACTACAGCTTGCGGGTCAGAGACAAGAATGGGGCAGAGGTTTACTACGTCCCCAATGCAGTAGCGGCTGGTACGGCTAACAGTATTAAGTTCGTCCCAATCGCGGGCACAAACGCACTTGAGCCTATATCTGGCCCTCTTGAGTTCAATTCCGGGGATGATTCATGGATCATTACCCAAGGTAACTTCTTCGGAACGAATGCTTTCATTGTTGCTGGGCAGCAGCCTGATTCAGCATACTTTATCAACACTCAGGATTCGTCTGGCAATGTCAGTACGTTTAGTTTCACGGTGGATGGCCAGTTTCAAATCCCCAGTAAGGACACGCTCAACACCGAGGCATGGGTATTCCAGGGTAATGACTTTCTTGGTAATCCTAATGCCTTGGGTATTTACTCCATCGATCAAAGTACGGGCCTTCGAACCACTAGCCCTATCTTTCTGTACACGAGTGAGACTCAAGCTTTTGTGTTTGATACTGACGGTAAGATTACACAGACCGGGGTCGTTGATTCGGGCGATCCAGATCAGACGGTGGCAACCAAGAAATACGTGGATGATAACGCAGGCACTTCGGCGCGCGCCCCGGTAGCCGTGGCCCGCATCAACTGGTCTGGAAGTACCCCAGTGCTACAAGCGGGGTCAATTGGCATCGCCAGTGTAGCGAACCAAGGCACAGGGTTTATGGATGTCGTATTATCTAGCCCGATCACTGATTTCAACACCCGAATGCTCCCCCTAGCCTCGCCTATCTCGGCAGGACTAGTGTTAGGGGCTTTACCTATATCGACCACGGTTATCCGAGTTACAAGCTTTAACTGGTCCGGGTCTGGAGCGGGTGTTGGCCAAGCCGGGGATTACTTTATCAGCGTGTGGGATAACACCTAAAGGCGGGCTTTGATTCTCTTCGCTATTGCTTTGGATAGTGAGGGCAGGGGATGAATACCATCTGATGTCAGATCAGGATTCCACGCAGGGTTAATGTCCAGAAACTCAACCCCATCGATGGTGCCGCGCAAAGACTTAAACATTTGCCGGTGCTTTCGGTTGGAGGCATCCAAATGCTGAATGTCGAAGTTAGGCGGTATCACTACCAGGACTTTAAACCCGCGCCCTGTTAGAAAGTTGAGATGATCCAGTAGAAATAGCTTGGCTATATTTGGATTGCCACCATGTACTGACTGATTGCCGATATCATTACCGCCGAGAAAGTAAATAACCCGCTCCCCCGTCTTGGAATGGATATCTCTAGGGGGCTGGTAGTCTCGAATCAACCTCCCAGGTTGAGCCATCACTTGAGCGCCTGGAATGTACGTAGGCCAGCTTGTATCGGTTGAACTGATAGAGTCGCCTATAATAATCAAACGACCCCCAAAAGCACTCACAGGGCCAGACAGAAACAGGATCACAATAGCGGTTATCAAAACCAGCATAGAGAATGTTTCCAGGGCTATTTCTTTTTTACTCACTCCGCTTACTCCCCTATATCAGTAGAGATACATTTCACTCTCCGGTTAGG